GAATTAACTGGAGAGCTTGTGTATAGCAATGAGTATTTAGAGTCCTTAGGATTAGCCTGCGGAGACGTGGTAGGCTTTACTCCTGTTTCTGAATATGAGTTTAATATAGAGGGGAAAAAAATGTATAGAGTTAAATCAAATGATATAACAATTAAGTATGGATAGGCGCAAAAAAATAATCGAGGCGGCTGAGCAAGCTTTAATTGAATTAGATAAAGTTATAAGACAAAAAATTAATTTAGCTGACTTGGACCCTGAAAAAGCAAAAATAGCTGCTCAAGCAAAATGGGCGGCAATAGAAGATTCTTTTAAAATAGTAGATAAAATTGAACAAATAAAAGATACTAAGAAAGAATCTGAAAAAGAATCTATAAAATTTTTAGGTGTAGAAAATCGTATTAAATAATGTATAAACAAACACTGTATAATATAAATACAGACCATATTGACACCAAAGAAGTTAAAAAGAATAATAGATATAAAAAATATAATTATGGATACAATCAAGATTTAGATTGTGTTGTAATTAGTAAGGACGGTACTATTGGTGAAATATATGAGATTCAAGGACTTAGAATAGCTTTGCCGTTAGCACCTGAAAAAATAGATGGGCAAGATTTAAAAAAAGAAAATCAAGTATTTAGAAAACGACAAAAGCCAGGATCTTTAAATAAGATTAAATCAATACATGAATTTAAATCTTTTCCAGATGATATTAAAGAAGAATACTACGATTATATTGAAATTGAGTTTAATAGGCGCAATGATGGTTATTGGTTCATGTGCGATGGGGAGCCGTGTTATCTTACAGGGTCACACTATATGTACCTCAACTGGACAAAAATTGACGTTGGTGCACCCGAATTTAGACAGTCAAACAAATTATTCTATTATTTCTGGGAAGCTTGCAAAGCAGACGAAAGATGTTATGGAATGTGTTACCTCAAAAACAGACGGTCTGGCTTTAGCTTCATGGCATCATCAGAAACTGTTAACGTGGCTACAATATCAAGAGACTCAAGATTCGGTATATTATCGAAGTCCGGGTCTGATGCCAAAAAAATGTTTACAGACAAAGTAGTCCCTATATCATCAAATTATCCATTCTTCTTTAAGCCTATACAAGATGGGATGGATAAACCAAAAACAGAATTATCTTATAGGCTTCCAGCTTCTAAACTTACTAGAAATAGTTTTAAAGTAAAAACTGAGCAATCAGAAGAAGGTCTGGATACAACTATTGACTGGAAAAATACTGGCGACAATAGTTATGATGGAGAAAAATTAAAATTATTAGTTCACGATGAATCAGGGAAATGGGACAAACCAGATAATATATTAAATAACTGGCGTGTAACTAAAACTTGTTTAAGGTTAGGCGCTAGAGTTGTTGGCAAATGTATGATGGGGTCAACCTCCAATGCTTTAGATAAAGGAGGAGAAAACTTTAAAAAACTTTACGATGACTCAGACCTTACGAAAACAAAAAGAAATCGCAATGGGCAGACTCCTAGTGGATTATACGCTTTGTTCATTCCTATGGAATGGAACTACGAAGGATTCATCAATAAATATGGATTTCCTGTCTTCGATACTCCTGAAGAACCAGTTGAAGGGATTGACGGAGGAAATGTCTATACTGGAGTCATCGAGCATTGGGAGAATGAAGCAGATGGGCTTAAAAATAACTCCGACGCTTTAAATGAATTTTATAGGCAATTTCCAAGAACAGAGCAGCATGCTTTTAGAGACGAAACCAAAGATTCAATATTTAATCTTGCAAAAATATATGAGCAAATAGATTATAATGAAGAAATGGTTTTAAGCGGCTATGTTACAACGGGTTCTTTTCAATGGGCTAACGGTGTAAAAGATACTAAAGTAGAGTGGCATCCTAATAAAAACGGAAGATTTAAATTATCTTGGATACCAAGTCTACAAATGCAAAATGCTTTTGAAACTAAAAATGGAATAAAGTATCCTGGAAATAAAGAATTTGGAGCATTTGGCTGTGATAGCTATGATATTAGCGGAACAGTTGACGGCGGGGGTTCAAATGGGGCATTGCATGGATTAACAGCTTTTAGCATGCACCCTGATGTACCTAGCTCGCAATTTTTTCTAGAATATGTGGCTAGACCACAAACTGCTGAAATATTTTTTGAAGATGTATTAATGGCAATCGTTTTTTACGGAATGCCTATATTGGCAGAAAATAACAAACCTAGATTATTATATTATCTTAAAAGAAGAGGCTATAGAGGTTACTCTATGAATAGACCTGATAAATTATTTAATAAATTATCTGTAACCGAAAGAGAATTAGGTGGTATACCTAATAGCTCTGAAGATATAAGGCAAGCTCACGCGTCTGCAATTGAGTCGTATATACAAAATCATGTTGGTATGCATGAAAATGGAGACTACGGTAATATGTATTTTCAAAGAACATTGCAAGACTGGGCTAAATTTAATGTAAACAATAGAACAAAATACGACGCATCTATTAGCAGCGGACTAGCTATAATGGCTTGCCAAAGACATTTATATTCTCCGCGCAGTATAAGAGAAAAGAAAAAAGTAGATTTTGGATTTTCAAAATATAATAATTCAGGATTAAAAAGTAAAATAATACAATAAAGATGGCAGAAGCTACAGGACAAGTTACCCAATTTCCCAGCCAATCGGTAAGCGACGCAGAAAAAGCAAGCGAAGCTTATGGGATGGAAGTGGCCAGAGGTATACAAAACGAATGGTTTAGAAAAAACTCTGGGACGGGTAGATTTTTACAAAATCAGCGTGAGTTTCATAGATTGAGACTATATGCGCGAGGAGAGCAGTCTGTTCAAAAATATAAAGATGAATTTTCAGTAAATGGAGATTTATCATATTTGAACTTAGATTGGAAGCCAGTACCTATTATACCTAAATTTGTAGATATTGTTGTAAATGGTATGCAAGACAGGCTGTTTACAATAAAAGCATTTGCGCAGGATCCAACCTCTGTAAAAGAAAGAACTAATTTTGTTGAAATGATCCTTGAGGATATGAATACTCAGGACTTGATTACAGAGATAGATGAAAAGCTTGGTGTTGATGTGCGAAATATTAAGCAAGAAGATCTGCCTTCTAATGCAGAAGAACTTGAGCTACATATGCAGATTGGTTATAAACAATCTATTGAAATAGCGCAGGAACAAGCAATTGATAATGTTTTTAAAAGAAATAATTATCCAGAACTAAAGAAAAGAAATGACTACGATCAAACCGTGCTTGGTATTGCGGCAGCAAAACATACTTTTAATAATACAGATGGTATTAAATTAGAGTATGTAGATCCTGCAAATTTAATATATTCATACACAGAAGATCCTAATTTTGAAGACGTATACTATTTTGGTGAAGTTAAACAAATAAAATCTAACGAACTTAAAAAACAATTTCCAGAATTAACTGATGAAGAATTTGATCAAATAGTAAAACAATCTTCAAATTATAATAATTACGATTACACAAACAACGATTCTAACGATACAGTAGACACTAATACTCTTACTGTATTATATTTTAATTGGAAAAGCTGGGAACAAAGTGTATATAAAATAAAAGAAACTGCTTCTGGTGCTTTAAAAGCAATTAAAAAAGATGATACTTTTAATCCGCCTAAAGACCAAAGAACAAGATTTGAAAAAGTAGCGCAGGCGCAAGAGGTCATATACGAAGGCGTAATGGTCTTAGGGTCTAATAAACTGCTTAAGTGGAAAAAAGCATCTAATATGGTGCGCCCTAGTTCTAATGTTAATCGTGTAATGATGAATTACATTGTTAGCGCTCCTAGAATGTATAAAGGGAAGATCGAAAGTTTAGTTAGCCGAATGGTAACTTATGCTGATCTTATACAGCTGACTCATTTAAAATTACAACAAGTAATACAAAGAATGACACCTTCTGGTGTTTATGTAGATGCTGACGGTCTAGCTGAAATTGATCTTGGCAATGGAACAAACTATAATCCACAAGAGGCTTTAAACCTATATTTCCAAACGGGATCTATTATAGGTAGGTCAATGACCCAAGACGGCGATATGAATGGAGGTAAGGTGCCAATTCAGGAATTGCCAGGGGGCGGCGGCCAACAAACTCAGTTATTAATCCAAGCATATAATTATTATTTACAAATGCTAAGGGACGTAACTGGTTTAAACGAAGCTAGAGATGGTAGCGATCCAGATCCCTATGCACTCGTAGGTGTTCAAAAACTTGCGGCTGCAAATTCAAATACAGCAACAAGGCATATATTGCATAGCTCATTATATATAACGTCTTCGCTCGCCGAAGCAATATCTATACGTATTAAGGACGTATTAGAATACCACCCGCAAAGAGATGCGATGATTGGCGGTATTGGTAGGTTCAGCGTGGGAGCATTAAAAGAAATGGATAAGCTTCATATGCATGA